TAAACCCTGTTTTCCTTGCCATAGACACCATCCCTGTCTTCCCCCACATGATGTGGGGTTTTTTTTTATCAATTACTTACATGCAATCAAAAGTAAAAACAGGTACTTATCGAAAGCTGTAAGGGTTTGGAGCGGTTTCAAAATTTCTTGAGTGTGGACACTATGTGGACACTCAGAGGGGGAAATTTATAACGTCACTCCGCCTTTTAGTGGATTCAGAGCGACGGCATTTTGCAGATAGTCAGGCGCAAGGTGCGCATAGGCCATCGTCTGCTGAATGCTCGCATGTCCCAGAATCTGTTGCAGTGCGATTATATTGCCCCCATTCATCATGAAATGGCTTGCGAATGTATGCCGCAGGATGTGGGTTGCCTGATTGGGTGGTATATCAGGTTTCACTCTGCGTAAAATCCCGCAAAATTTCTCATAATCAACTTTGAATAATTTGGCGCTGGCCTCCTCTTTAACTTTTTTCTCCAGTTCCTCAGAAATCGGCACGGTTCGCTTTTTACCGTTTTTGGTTTTCAGGAAGGTAACCCTGCAATTTGTAATCTGTGCTGGTTTTAGCGTGGCAACTTCCGTCCATCTTCCTCCAGTGCTCAGACATAAAAGCGCGACAAGTAAGTCATCACCAGCCAAAACATTTAACAGTTTTTCGATTTCTGCTTTTTCCAGGAACGTCATTTCAGGGTTGGCCTCCGCCAGTGGCGGCAGTCCGTGAATTGGGTGTTGCCCGGAAAATTCATCCAATTGAATTAATTTTGTGAACATGCCGGATAATCGGTACATGTCACGGTTTATCGTTGCGGCACTGATACCATCACGTAGTCGCATGGAACGATAATCCATCAAAGCCCTTTTGCTCATCCTGCTCACTGGTATATCACCTATGCCGCTGATGGTTTTGAGTAGATGATTAAACTCTTTTGTTCCATGCTCGTGGTTTTGCCCGTGATATTTCCACCAGATGTCCAGCAACTCACTCAAAGTCCGGCGGTCTGCTCGCTGGCCTCCCCATTCTTTCTGACTGGCATTGGCGATTGTGTATCGCTCAAATGCTAGTGCTTCAGCTTTTCTTTCGAATTTCCTGCGGATGCGTTTTCCGTCGCGACCGCGAGGTCTAATGTCCACTTCATAGCGACCATCATCGAGCTTCTTAATTGCCATAAGAAAGCCCTCCGGCGCTGTATTCACCATCTTGGTAGCAAATGGTGAAAATGTAATCTTTATATAGAGTTAGCCAATCCTTTTCGCGGAGTGGTTGGACTCTGTTGACTCTGGCCCAATGTGCGCGAGAGCCGGTGCGATTTGTCCTGCGTCCGGCGCGGTTTTATCTGTCATAAGCCATAGAGCATATTTTTGGAATGTGGGATGCATAGTGATTTTTAGCAAAGCTGTGCCACCGGGTTCAAAGTTTCCTCCTTCATATTTTTTAAGTGTGCTTAGCGGTAACTCTATGATTTCACAGAATTTTGATTGGCTTAGCCCTTCAGCCTCACGCAAGGCCTTAATCTTTTCGCTTAATTTCATTTGACATGGTGCCTATATAGGGACTAAATTCCCTCAAAACTGGAACCTATATAGGTTCCATTGATTTGAGAATAAACCAGCGTCTAAACGGTTTTGAGTGGTTTAGAAAGGGCTGGATCCTATGAGGGTACCATATATGGACGCTGAAAATTATGTGATTCAGTATCCGCTTGATGCGGTTCATGTGGATAAATTTGCTGATTTATTAGGGAAGCCAAAGACAGCTGTCAGTGAAATGGTGAAGGCAAATAAATTACCAATTATTGAATTGCGTGATCCTTGCAAACCGAAGGCTCGTGCCGGTGAAAAATGGGTTTTCATTCCTGAGTTTAATCGCGCTGTACGTGAGGCGTTTTATAACCGACCGGTTGAACAGCGTGATGCATGGCTTTTGTGGATGGGGTTGTGATTATGAATGAGCCGCGTTGTATTGCTCAGTTACTGCGTAACGAAAGCCCCAGGGCGATTGACTTCACAATCACCCACGGGAAGGGACGCAAGGGAATCATTATCCGCACCAAAAAACAGAGTCCGTTAAAAAAGGCTCTGACCTTTCTGAAAAGCCGGAGGGTCTGGAAATGACAGTGATGACGCTCAATCTCGTTGAGAAACAGCCAGCAGCTATGCGCCGGATAATTGGCAAGCATCTTGCTGTCCCTCGCTGGCAGGATACATGTGATTATTATAATCAGATGATGGAACGCGAACGGCTAACGGTTTGCTTCCATGCGCAGTTAAAACAGCGTCACGCAACGATGCGTTTTGAAGAAATGAACGACGTCGAACGTGAACGGCTGGTTTGTGCAATTGATGAATTGCGTGGGGCATTCTCAAAACGCCGTCAGGTTGGCGCAAGTGAGTATGCATATATTAGTTTTTTAACAGTCAGTCAGCGTCGTACTTTATTTATGCATGCCGGATTGACTGAAAAAGAATTCAACCAGCCATACTGGCGAATTAATGAAGAATCATGTTACTGGCGTGATGCTTTATTCCGTGCATTACGTGAATTATTCAGCCTGTTTGAGTATGCACCGACAATTCTGACGTCGGTAAAACCAGAGCAATATCTGCATTAAATAATTAACCAGAGTTTTTAACGTACTTAATCGTGCGGGGCTTCTTTTTGCCTGGAGAAAGTCATGCATACAGTTTCTGAAAACAAGTGCGGTAAATACGCATTACTGCTGCAACAGGCCAGAGCCGAAGCACAGGCCGACGCAGCGACACGCTTTTCTTCTCATCTTGACGCCATGATTCGCCATATCACAAAGGCGGAGTTATCCCGCGTGGAGATAGTCGAGCTGCTCAGTCAGGAGTCGGAAAAATTTCACAATATCGGATTGTCTCGCGGGGAGGTGCTTTGATGTCCTGTTCTCATTCAGTTGTATTACTGAATAACGCCTTAAAAATCGCCGTTATGGGAAATGGTGATTTGTCTCTTATTCAACTTTGTCTTGATAAAGAAAAACGCGACATAACTGAATCTGTTATCGCGATTTATCAGAATGAATTAAACCTCCTGTCTGATGTGGTCAATTTACTTGTTAAACGCGCTGTATTCCACAAGCAAATTTCCTCCGTGGATGAACTGACAAAATTAACGACAGAAATCGTCAGCTATTGCGCTGAATTTAAGAAGCTGAACGACAAAAGGAACTGGTAATGCCGGACAACGTAGATTTCATTCAGGAACAACAGGCTGAATTACTGGAGCGCCAGATTAACGCGGCAAGGGTAAAACATTGCGGTGTTTCTGCGCTGGTTTGCGAAGAGTGTGACGCGCCAATACCTGCTGCCCGTCGTGCGGCTTATCCGTCAGCCACGCGTTGTGTTTCCTGCCAGTCAGTCTTTGAAGCAAAAAACAAACATTACCGGAGAACGGCATGAGTATTCGTATTGAAATTGGCGAACGTTATGTCGTTACCAGTGACAGCTTTCAGTTTATTCTCCACGAGAAAAAGAGAGCGGAAAGCGGTAAAAACGCCGGTCAGGAATGGCTGGCGGTGGTTGGTTATTATCCGAAATTAAGCCAGCTCGTTTCCGGCCTGATGCATCACGATATTCTGACCGGAAGCGCAAAGTCTTTTGCTGATTTAAACGCGCAGGTTGAGCAACTCAGCAGGCGTTGTTCAGAGGCTTTTGGCTCATATGGCCGTTAAAGCCTCCGGGCGTTTTGTCCCTCCGTCAGCATTTGCTGCAGGCACCGGTAAGGCGTTTACCGGTGCTTATGCATGGAACGCGCCACGCGAGGCCGTCGGGCGCGAAAGACCCCTTACACGTGACGAGATGCGTCAGGTGCAAGGTGTTTTATCCACGATTAACCGCCTGCCTTACTTTTTGCGCTCGCTGTTTACTTCACGCTATGACTACATCCGGCGCAATAAAAGCCCGGTGCACGGATTTTATTTCCTCACATCCACTTTTCAGCGTCGTTTATGGCCGCGCATTGAGCGTGTGAATCAGCGCCATGAAATGAACACCGACGCGTCGTTACTGTTTCTGGCAGAGCGTGACCACTATGCGCGCCTGCCGGGAATGAATGACAAGGAGCTGAAAAAGTTTGCTGCCCGTATCTCATCGCAGCTTTTCATGATGTATGAGGAACTCAGCGATGCCTGGGTGGATGCGCATGGCGAAAAAGAATCGCTGTTTACGGATGAGGCGCAGGCTCACCTCTATGGTCATGTTGCTGGCGCTGCACGTGCTTTCAATATTTCCCCGCTCTACTGGAAAAAATACCGTAAAGGGCAGATGACCACGAGGCAGGCATATTCTGCCATTGCCCGTCTGTTTAACGATGAGTGGTGGACTCATCAGCTTAAAGGCCAGCGTATGCGCTGGCATGAAGCGTTACTGATAGCTGTCGGGGAGGTCAATAAAGACCGTTCTCCTTATGCCAGTAAACACGCCATTCGTGATGTGCGTGCGCGCCGCCAGGCAAATCTGGAATTTCTTAAATCGTGTGACCTTGAAAACAGGGAAACCGGCGAGCGCATCGACCTTATCAGTAAGGTGATGGGCAGTATTTCTAATCCTGAAATTCGCCGGATGGAGCTGATGAACACCATTGCCGGTATTGAGCGTTACGCCGCCGCAGAGGGTGATGTGGGGATGTTTATCACGCTGACCGCGCCGTCAAAGTATCACCCGACTCGTCAGGTCAGAAAAGGCGAAAGTAAAACCGTTCAGCTTAATCACGGCTGGAACGATGAGGCATTTAATCCAAAGGATGCGCAGCGTTATCTCTGCCGCATCTGGAGCCTGATGCGCACGGCATTCAAGGATAATGATTTACAGGTCTACGGTTTGCGTGTCGTCGAGCCACACCACGACGGAACGCCGCACTGGCATATGATGCTTTTTTGTAATCCACGCCAGCGTAACCAGATTATCGAAATCATGCGTCGCTATGCGCTCAAAGAGGATGGTGACGAAAGAGGAGCCGCGCGAAACCGTTTTCAGGCAAAGCACCTTAACCGGGGCGGTGCTGCGGGATATATCGCGAAATACATTTCAAAAAATATCGACGGCTATGCACTGGATGGTCAGCTCGATAACGATACCGGTAAGCCGCTTAAAGATACTGCCGCGGCTGTTACCGCATGGGCGTCAACGTGGCGCATCCCGCAATTTAAAACGGTTGGACTGCCGACAATGGGGGCTTACCGTGAACTACGCAAATTGCCTCGCGGCGTCAGTATTGCTGATGAGTTTGACGAACGCGTCGAGGCTGCTCGCGCTGCCGCAGACAGTGGTGATTTTGCGTTGTATATCAGCGCGCAGGGTGGGGCAAATGTCCCGCGCGATTGTCAGACTGTCAGGGTTGCCCGTAGCCCGTCGGATGACGTTAACGAGTACGAGGAAGAAGTCGAGAGAGTGGTCGGCATTTACGCGCCGCATCTCGGCGCGCGTCATATTCATATCACCAGAACGACGGACTGGCGCATTGTGCCGAAAGTTCCGGTCGTTGAGCCTTTGACTTTAAAAAGCGGCATCGCCGCGCCTCGGAGTCCTGTCAATAACTGTGGAAAACTCACCGGTGGTGATACTTCGTTACCGGCTCCCACACCTTCAGAGCACGCCGCAGCAGTGCTTAATCTGGTTGATGACGGTGTTATCGAATGGAATGACCAGGAGGTCGTGAAGGCGCTAAGGGGCGCATTAAAACACGGACTGAGAACACCAAATCGTCAGCAAAGAGCCGGAAGCCCGTTAAAACCGCATGAAATAGCGCCATCGGCCAGAATGACCCGGTCGGAACGAATGCAAATTACCCGTATCCGCGTTGACCTTGCTCAGAACGGTATCAGGCCGCAGCGATGGGTGCTTGAGGCGCTGGCGCGTGGCGCGACCGTAAATTATGACGGGAAAAAATTCACGTATCCGGTCGCTGATGAGTGGCCGGGATTCTCAACAGTAATGGAGTGGAAATGATGGCAAAAATTCACGAGGTAAAGCTGCACGCAAAATATTTCGACCTTGTGCTGGAAGGAAAGAAACGTGCGGAGTTTCGGAAAAATGACCGTAATTATGAGTACGGAGACACGTTGATTTTGCATGAATGGGTTCAGGATGTGTATACGGGGCGAAAGGTTGAAGCCCGGATAACGGATGTTACGGACCTGTCAGACTGGCTGGAGGATTATGTTTTGTTAAGTATTCAAGTGTGTTGAAAATGTATGCGGTATGTATGGAAAACCGCACCATAACGAGAAAAATATCCAGTATGAATCTGCTTAGATTAATAGATCGCAGAAGAGAGAAGAGGTATTGAGCCATGATGCCAATTTGTGAGATACCGAAGTGTTATGACAAAGATGCTTTTAATGTTACATTCCGTCATTACTCTTATTAATCATCTATTTCAATAGATTAGGATTAATCTGGCTATGTCATTGAAGATGCTCGATGTCTCGATATTTCTTAGCTAAAATAGGAGGCACTAAGGGAGAGGATGTTATGTCTAAAATTTATGCTATTGACCTTTTTTGTGGTGCAGGTGGATTAACCCATGGTTTGATACAAGCAGGGATTGGTGTCATTGCTGGTATTGATTTAGATCCAGATTGCAGATGGGCGTATGAGCACAACAACAAAGCTAAATATATAAATTCAGATATTTGTGATGTAACAGGTCAAGACCTTATGCGCTTGTGGCCAGAACAGGGAATAAGACTTCTTGCTGGTTGCGCCCCATGTCAGCCTTTTTCAAGTTATCGAAAAGGCAAGATTGAATCTGCTGACGGCAAATGGAAACTCTTAGGTGAATTTGGACGGCTAGTCAAAGAATCTTCACCAGACTTGATAACCATGGAAAACGTACCAAGGTTACAAAAGCATAAAATTTTCTTGGATTTTGTTAAAGACCTTAAGAAAGGTGGGTATAAGGTCTGGTATGGCGTCGTTGACTGTCAACAATATGGTGTGCCTCAGAAAAGGCAGCGATTAGTTTTACTGGCATCCAAGATCAGTGATGTTGTGTTGATTCCTCCAACACATTCAGAAGATAACTACGTAACAGTGAAAGATGCTATTTCTCATTTGCCAGAGATAGATTCAGGGCAAGCTGATGAGAAAGATCCATTACACGTTGCTCAGGGAATGAGCCAATTAAATCTCGAAAGGATTCGTCAATCAAAACCAGGTGGAACATGGAAGGATTGGGATCCTGAGTTGGTTGCTGCGTGCCATAAGAAAAGTAGTGGCAAAACTTACACAAGTGTATATGGACGGATGAGATGGGATGAACCAGCTCCTACAATGACAACCCTATGTTTTGGTTTTGGTAATGGACGTTTTGGGCATCCTCAACAGGATAGGGCCATTTCTTTACGTGAGGCAGCTATCTTTCAAAGTTTTCCGGAGAACTATGTTTTTTCTGAACCAGGTGCAAAGATCACATTTGCAACAGTTGGTCGCTTGATTGGTAATGCCGTTCCGGTAAAACTAGGTGAAGTTGTAGGAAAATCATTTATTAATAGTCTATCTGGGGGTAGTAGGAGAAATGGCGGAGCATAGCGAAGTTTTATCGCATGTTGATGAAAAAACACATACTTATGAGATGCTGGTTAGCTTGAGTGTTCTGGGGCATCTGGGGATCAATCTATATAGCAATGTTGCGGCAGTGATTACGGAAACAGTAGCTAATGCATGGGATGCAGATGCTACAGAAGTGCATATAAAACTTTCTCCTGACAGAATCACTATTTCGGATAATGGTTTTGGAATGACCATTCATGATATGAATTCGAAATATCTAACAGTTGGCTATCAAAAAAGAAATGATAAAAGCCAGCTATTAACTCCCAAGGGACGACTACCCATGGGCAGAAAAGGTATTGGTAAGTTATCTTTATTTTCTATTGCAAAAACTGTAACGGTTGAATCAATCAAGGATGGAGAACGACATGGTTTAGTTATGGAAGTTCCAAAAATAGAGCATGCAATCAAAAGTGGGGCTGGTAGATATTATCCAGAACCTTTGGATTCTGCTCAACTTTCTGTGAGTCAAGGAACATTAGTAACATTGCGTGATCTAAATCGATCTCGCATACCTGCCACTGCAACCGCTTTGCGTAAAAAGTTAGCAAGGCGTTTTTCTGTTATTGGTAGTAATGATTTTAGGGTCTTCGTTGATGGTGTAGAAGTAACAGCAAAGGAACGTGAGGACCTAAAACATGTTCAGTTCGTATGGGATATTAACTCGGGGGTAGATTTTAAAAAAGAATGTCCGGGGTTAATAACTGTAACTGACATTTCATCATTTTTGACAGAAAGTCAATTATTTAATCCTGAATGGAGCATTAAAGGGTGGATTGGTAGTATAAAACAGCCTAGTCAGTTGAATACACCTGAAGGAAATCTAAATAGCATTGTTGTTTTATCTAGAGGTCGATTGTTTCAAGAGAACATTTTAGATGATATAAACGATGGTGGGATATACACAAAGTATCTTACAGGGCAACTTGAGGCAGACTTCCTTGATACAGATGAAGATGAAGATATTGCAACAAGTGATAGACAACGAGTTGTTGAAGATGACCCTCGTTATCAATATTTGAAATCATTGGTTAAGATTGCCCTGAGAAAGGTTGCTGGTCAATGGAGCTCACTACGAGAAAAGCAAGGAGCAAAGGAAGCTAAAGAATCGAATCCGGTACTTGCGGAGTGGATCGGTTCATTAAAACCTGCTTCCCGAGGCTATGCAGAAAAAATGATCGCTCAAATTGAATCGTTGCCTCTGGAGGATAAACCACAAGAGAAGAAGGAACTCTTTAAGCATGCAATTTTTGCATTTGAGCGCTTGCGTATTAAGGAAATGTCGCAGGAGCTAGCTGATGCTGTATTTTTTAATGCAGAAAAATTATTGCCATTGCTTGAGAAACAAGACGATTTAGAGGCAACATTATATTATGAGATAGCTAAGAGTCGTGTAGATGTTATTCAAAGCTTCAAAGGCCTAGTCGATAACGATGAAAAAGAAAAAGTATTGCAACGTTATCTTTTTGAACACCTTTGGTTATTAGACCCATCATGGGAAAGAATTGATGGTTCTCCAATAATGGAGTCGCGTGTTAACCAAGAGTGGGACAAGATTGATGCTGGCCTGAGTGAAGAAGAGAAGAAAGGTCGTATGGATATAAAATATCGCTCATCTGCAGGTAAGCATATTATCATTGAACTTAAGAGAGCTAGCGTATTGACTTCTGTTGCAAATCTAGTCAGTCAGGGGAATAAGTACAGGCAGGCAGTAATTAAGTGTGCAAAAGCTGTTGACCCGGCCTCAACACCATCAATTGATGTGATTTTTGTCCTTGGTCGAGAGCCATCAGATTATGCGTTAGACCCATCTTATACTAACCTTCAGCTACAGTCAGTGAATGGTCGGATTGTTTATTATGATGGGCTAATTAATAGCGCACAGAGCTCGTATAGAGAATATACAGAGAGGCAGGCTACTGTTGCAAGGATTGCTGAAATCGTTAAAAAACTAGATGACTAGTTTTTAACACTTAAGGATGCCTATATATGCTGCATGGATCTGCATGACCATTTGAATAATTTTTTTGTTAAGGCCCGTCAGAATTGGCGGGCTTTTGCTTAACTTATAGATGTGCATGAAAATATCTCCATGAAGCGGGCGGGCGAGGCGGGGGAAGCACTGCGCGCTGGCGGTGGTGCTGATTTTATTTTTTCAGCGTCTGAGCGCGTCGTGAAGGCGTTTACTTGGCCTGCTGGGGCGTTGGTGTGTCTGCGGGATTTTTTGTGCGGTGATGAGCGTGTGAGGGCGTGATGACGGGGTGTAAAAAAGCCGCCCGCAGGCGGCGATGTTCAGCCGTTGTCAGTGTCCAGTGAGTAGTTTTTAAAGCGGATGACCTCCTGACCGAGCCAGCCGTTTATTTCCCGAATCCTGTCCTGTAGCGGGATAAGTTCATTGCGGACAAAGACCTTTGCCACTTTCTCAATATCACCCAGAGACCCGACGTTCTCCGGCTTGCCGCCCATCAACTGAAAGGGGATGCGGTGTGCGTCCAGCAGGTCAGCGGCGCTGGCTTTTTTGATATTAAAAAAATCGTCCTTCGTCGCCACTTCACTGAGCGGGATAATTTTAATGCCGTCGGCTTTCCCCTGCGGGGCATAGAGAAACAGATTTTTAAAGTTGTTGCGGCCTTTCGACTTGACCATGTTTTCGCGAAGCATTTCGATATCGTTGCGATCCTGCACGGCATCAGTGACGTACATGATGTATCCGGCATGAGCGCCGTTTTCGTAATACTTGCGGCGGAACAGCGTGGCCGACTCATTCAGCCAGGCAGAGTTAAGGGCGCTGAGATATTCCGGCAGGCCGTACAGCTCCTGATTAATATCCGGCTCCAGCAGGTGAAACACGGAACCGGGTGCGAAGGCTGTCGGCTCGTTGAAGGACGGCACCCACCAGTAAACATCCTCTTCCACGCCACGGCGGGTATATTTTGCCGGTGAGGTTTCCAGTCTGATGACCTTACCGGTAGTGCTGTAACGCTTTTCCAGAAACGCATTACCGAACACCAGAAAATCCAGTACAAAGCGGCTGAAATCCTGCTGGGAAAGCCACGGGTGCGGGATAAACGTTGAAGCCAGAATATTACGTTTGACGTAAATCGGCGAGCTGTGATGCACGGCAGCACGCAGGCTTTTTGCCAGACCGGTAAAGCTGACCGGCGGCTCATACCATCTGCCGTTACTGATGCACTCGACGTAATCCAGAATGTCACGGCGGTCGAGTACCGGCACCGGCTCACCAAAGGTGAATGCTTCCATTTTCGGGGCGCTGGCGGTGATTGTTTTTGCCGCAGGTCGCGGTGTTTTCCCTTTTTTCTTGCTCATCAGTAAAACTCCAGAATGGTGGATGTCAGCGGAGTGCTGATACCGGCGGTGAGTGGCTCATTTAACAGGGCGTGCATGGTTGCCCAGGCGAGGTCGGCGTGGCTGGCTTCCTCGCTGCGGCTGGCCTCATAGGTGGCGCTGCGTCCGCTGCTGGTCATGGTCTTGCGGATAGCCATGAACGAGCTGGTGATGTCGGTGGCGCTGACGTCATATTCCAGACAGCCACGGCGGATAACGTCTTTGGCCTTGAGCACCATTGCGGTTTTCATTTCCGGCGTGTAGCGGATATCGCGCGTGGCGGGATAGAACGAGCGCACGAGCTGGAACACGCCGACACCGAGGCCGGTGGCATCAATACCGATGTATTCGACGTTGTATTTTTCGGTGAGTTTGCGGATGGATTCAGCCTGGGTGGCAAAGTCCATGCCTTTCCACTGGTGACGCTCAAGTATTCTGAATTTGCCACCGGCCACCACCGGCGGTGCCAGTACCACGCATCCGGCGCTGTCGCCACGGTGTGACGGGTCGTAACCAATCCATACCGGGCGGGAGCCGAACGGATTGGCGGCAAACGGCGCATAGTCTTCCCATTCTTCCAGCGTGTCGACCATGCAGCGTTGCAGCTCCTCGAACGGGAACACCGACGCCTTGTCGTCAACAAATTCACACATGAACAGGTTTTTAAAATCGTCGGCGCTGTTTTCGCGTTTGAGCTGCTCAATGTCGAACAGCGTGCAGCCGCCTTTCAGCGCGTCCTCAATGGTGACAATCTGCCGCCACTGGCCGTCCGCACAGAGAAGCCCACCGGCAAGGGCGTTATGACTGACGTCGATTTCCACGCGTTCAGCGGCGCTGGCGCGTCCCCGGTTAAACAGTTCACCCGACCAGAACGGGTAGGCGTCGTGCGCCAGCGTGGACGGGGTGGAGAAATAGGTCGAACGCAGGTGACTCTGTGAGGCCATACCTGATGCCACCTTACGCAGTACCTGAAAATTCGGGATCCAGAAAATCTCGTCGACGTACAGGTCGCCGTTATGGCTCTGTGCGGTGTTGGAGTTGGTGCCGAGAAAAATCAGTTTTGCGCCGTTATTGCCCAGGACAATCGGGTCACCGGTCAGGTCAACGTCAACCAGACGGGCAAAGGCGATGATGTATTCACGGAACACATACGCCTGCGTTTTACTGGCCGACAGAAAAATCTGGTTATGGCCGGTTTTCAGGGCGCGCAGCAGCGCCTCGCGGGAAAAATAAAACGTCGCGCCAATCTGGCGGGATTTCAGGATATCGCGGATGCGGTGCTCAAGCCCGGCACGATACCAGTGCAACTGATAGTCGAAAGACTGCTCAAAGAAAATCTGCTCCAGCTTTTCGATGGCCTCGTCACTGAAAAAATTCTTTTTCGGTTTGCGACGCCCGCCTTTGTTGCGGTTAGCGATGTTCGGATTAAGGTCTGCCTCGTTGCCGGTCTGGCTGTAGCGGTTGACTCGTGCCAGTCGTTCAATCTGGCGTCCGAGCAGGTCAATTTCCTTGAAGTCACCGCCGGTTTTCTGCGGTTTGATGATGAGCTGGGTCAGCCGCGCTTCCAGACTCATTTCGACACGGCTGATGGGGGCAACACTGTCCCAGCCGTCGCGCTGTTTCCAGCTCTGCACCGTCGGGCGTTTCATCTGCAACATGGCGGCAATCTGCGGCACGGAAAACCCCTGCCAGTACAGCAGCGCCGCCTGACGACGCGGGTCGTGTAAAAGAGTGGTGTCTGTGGTGATGGTCATGAATACCTCGCCGTGATGAATACACGGCAAGGCTACTGAGTCGCGCCCCGCGATTCGCTAAGGTGCTGTTGTGTCAGTGATAAGCCATCCGGGACTGATGGCGGAGGATGCGCATCGTCGGGAAACTGATGCCGACATGTGACTCCTCTAATCACTATTCAGGACTCCTGACAATGGCAAAAAAAGTCTCAAAATTCTTTCGTATCGGCGTTGAGGGTGACACCTGTGACGGGCGTGTCATCAGTGCGCAGGATATTCAGGAAATGGCTGAAACCTTTGACCCGCGTGTCTATGGTTGCCGCATTAATCTGGAACATCTGCGCGGCATCCTGCCTGACGGTATTTTTAAGCGTTATGGCGATGTGGCCGAACTGAAGGCCGAAAAGATTGACGATGATTCGGCGCTGAAAGGCAAATGGGCGCTGTTTGCGAAAATCACCCCGACCGATGACCTTATCGCGATGAACAAGGCCGCGCAGAAGGTCTACACCTCAATGGAAATTCAGCCGAACTTTGCCAATACAGGCAAATGTTATCTGGTGGGTCTGGCCGTCACCGATGACCCGGCAAGCCTCGGCACGGAATACCTGGAATTCTGCCGCACGGCAAAACACAACCCCCTGAACCGCTTCAAATTAAGCCCTGAAAACCTGATTTCAGTGGCAACGCCTGTTGAGCTGGAATTTGAAGACCTGCCTGAAACCGTGTTCACCGCCCTGACCGAAAAGGTGAAATCCATTTTTGGCCGCAAACAGGCCAGCGATGACGCCCGTCTGAATGATGTGCATGAAGCGGTGACCGCTGTTGCTGAACATGTGCAGGAAAAGCTGAGCGCCACTGAGCAGCGCCTCGCTGAGATGGAAACCGCCTTTTCCGCACTTAAGCAGGAGGTGACTGACAGGGCGGATGAAACCAGCCAGGCATTCACCCGCCTGAAAAACAGCCTCGACCACACCGAAAGTCTGACCCAGCAGCGCCGCAGCAAGGCCACCGGCGGTGGCGGTGACGCCCTGATGACGAACTGCTGACCGACGTCAGTCAGTCCGGGAAAACCTTCACGATTAACCCTTAATTTCAGGAAAAACTATGCGCCAGGAAACCCGTTTTAAATTTAATGCCTACCTGTCCCGTGTTGCCGAACTGAACGGCATCGACGCCGGTGATGTGTCGAAAAAATTCACCGTTGAACCGTCGGTCACCCAGACCCTGATGAACACCATGCAGGAGTCCTCTGACTTTCTGACCCGCATCAACATTGTGCCGGTCAGCGAAATGAAAGGGGAAAAAATTGGTATTGGTGTCACCGGCTCCATCGCCAGCACCACCGACACCGCCGGTGGTACCGAGCGTCAGCCGAAGGACTTCTCGAAGCTGGCGTCAAACAAGTACGAATGCGACCAGATTAACTTCGATTTTTATATCCGCTACAAAACGCTGGACCTGTGGGCGCGTTATCAGGATTTCCAGCTCCGTATCCGTAACGCCATTATCAAACGCCAGTCCCTTGATCTCATCATGGCCGGTTTTAACGGCGTGAAGCGTGCCGAAACCTCTGACCGCAGCAGCAATCCGATGCTGCAGGATGTGGCGGTCGGCTGGCTGCAGAAATACCGCAATGAAGCCCCGGCGCGCGTGATGAGCAAGGTCACTGACGAGGAAGGGCACACCACCTCTGAGGTCATCCGCGTGGGTAAGGGCGGTGATTATGCCAGCCTTGATGCACTGGTGATGGATGCGACCAACAACCTGATTGAGCCGTGGTATCAGGAAGACCCTGACCTTGTGGTGATTGTGGGACGTCAGCTACTGGCGGACAAGTATTTCCCCATCGTTAACAAGGAGCAGGACAACAGCGAGATGCTGGCCGCTGACGTCATCATCAGCCAGAAACGCATCGGCAACCTGCCAGCGGTACGCGTCCCGTACTTCCCGGCGGATGCGATGCTCATCACGAAGCTGGAAAACCTGTCCATCTACTACATGGATGACAGCCATCGCCGCGTGATTGAGGAAAACCCGAAACTCGACCGCGTGGAGAACTACGAGTCAATGAACATTGATTACGTGGTGGAAGACTACGCCGCCGGTTGTCTGGTGGAAAAAATTAAGGTCGGTGATTTCTCCACACCGGCTAAAGCGACCGCAGAGCCGGGAGCGTAACCGATGACGAGTCCCGCACAGCGCCACATGATGCGGGTCTCGGCAGCGATGACCGCGCAGCGGGAAGCCGCCCCGCTGCGACATGCAACTGTCTATGAGCAGATGCTGGTTAAGCTCGCCGCAGACCAGCGCACACTGAAAGCGATTTATTCAAAAGAGCTGAAGGCCGCGAAAAAACGCGAACTGCTGCCGTTCTGGTTGCCGTGGGTGAACGGCGTGCTGGAGCAGGGCAAAGGTGCACAGGATGACATTCTGATGACGGTCATGCTGTGGCGTCTGGATACCGGCGATATTGCCGGTGCGCTGGAGATTGCCCGTTATGCCCTGAAGTACGGTCTGACCATGCCGGGTAAACACCGCCGCACCCCGCCGTACATGTTCACCGAGGAGGTGGCGCTTGCGGCCATGCGCGCTCACGCTGCCGGTGAGTCTGTGGATACCCGCCTGCTGACGGACACCCTTGAACTGACCGCCACGGCTGACATGCCTGATGAAGTGCGCGCAAAGCTGCACAAAATCACCGGTCTGTTTCTGCGTGACGCTGGTGATGCCGCAGGGGCGCTGGCGCACCTGCAACGTGCGACACAGCTCGACTGTCAGGCAGGCGTCAAAAAAGAGATTGAACGACTGGAGCGGGAACTGAAACCGAAGCCGGAGCCACAGCCAAAAGCGGCCACCCGCGCCCCGCGTAAGACCCGGAGTGCGACACCGGCAAAACGTGGACGCCCGAAAAAGAAAGCCAGTTAACAACCGAATGCGCCCCGCGCCAGGGCGGCACGCCGGTCAGTGAGGGTGAATCACCTGACACTGCACCGGCGTCCACCGCCCGACTTTTCAGAGGTAGTCATGATGACGCTGATTATTCCGCGAAAGGAGGCTCCCGTGTCCGGTGAGGGTACGGTGGTCATCCCGCAACCGGCAGGCGACGAGCCGGTGATTAAAAACACGTTCTTTTTTCCCGATATCGACCCGAAGCGCGTCCGGGAACGTATGCGCCTTGAGCAGACCGTCGCCCCCGCCCGTCTGCGTGAGGCCATCAAGTCAGGCATGGCGGAAACAAATGCGGAGCTGTACGAGTACCGCGAACAGAAAATTGCCGCCGGTTTTACGCGTCTGGCGGACGTTCCGGCGGACGACATCGACGGTGAAAGCATCAAAGTTTTTTACTACGAGCGCGCCGTGTGTGCGATGGCGACCGCGTCGCTTTATGAGCGTTATCGCGGCGTGGATGCCAGTGCGAAAGGCGACAAGAAGGCCGACAGCATTGACAGCACCATTGATGAGCTGTGGCGGGATATGCGCTGGGCAGTGGCGCGCATCCAGGACAAGCCGCGCTGCATCGTGAGTCAAATTTGATGAAGACCTTTGCGCTACAGGGCGACACGCTCGACGCCATTTGTGTCCGGTATTACGGGCGCACTGAGGGCGTGGTTGAGACCGTGCTCGCCGCAAATCCGGGACTGGCTGAACTGGGGGCGGTGCTGCCACACGGCACCGCCGTCGAACTGCCCGACGTTCAGACCGCGCCCGTGGCTGAAACTGTCAATCTGTGGGAGTAACGCATGACAGCAGAAGAAAAAAGCGTCCTGTCGCTTTTCATGATTGGGGTGCTGATTGTTGTCGGCAAGGTGCTTGCCGGTGGTGAACCCATCACCCCGCGTCTGTTTATCGGGCGCATGTTGCTCGGTGGTTTTGTCTCGATGGTTGCCGGTGTTGTTCTGGTGCAGTTTCCTGACCTGTCACTGCCTGCGGTGTGCGGCATCGGCTCCATGCTGGGTATCGCCGGTTATCAGGTGATTGAGATTGCCATTCAGCGCCGCTTTAAGGGCAGGGGGAAACCGTAATGCCGGTAATTAACACGCATCAGAATATCGCCGCCTTTCTCGACATGCTGGCCGTGTCCGAAGGGACGGCGAATCATCCGCTGACGAAAAACCGGGGCTATGACGTGATAGTCACCGGACTGGACGGGAAGCCGGAAATCTTCACCGACTACAGTGACCACCCGTTCGCGCATGGCCGACCGGCGAAGGTGTTTAACCGTCGCGGTGAAAAATCCACGGCCTCCGGTCGCTATCAGCAGCTTTACCTGTTCTGGCCGCATTACCGCAAACAGCTTGCCCTGCCGGATTTCAGTCCGTTGTCACAGGACAGACTCGCCATTCAGTTGATCCGCGAACGCGGTGCACTGGATGACATCCGGGCGGGACGCATTGAGCGCGCCATTTCACGCTGTCGCAATATCTGGGCGTCCCTGCCGGGTGCCGGTTACGGTCAGCGTGAGCATTCACTGGAAAAACTGGTCACCGTCTGGCGTACCGCCGGTGGCGTACCGGCTTAAACGGAGTAAACACCATGAAGAAATTATCCCTTTCACTGATGCTGAACGTGTCGCTGGCGCTGGTGCTGGCACTGTCCCTGATTTACCCGCAGAGCGTGGCCGTCAGTTTTGTCGCCACCTGGGCGATTCTGGCGACGGTTATCTGTGTGGTTGCCGGCGGTGTCGGCGTGTATGCCACAGAGTATGTACTGGAACGCTACGGGCGGGAGCTGCCGCCGGAATCGCTGGCCGTGAAGATTGTCACGGCGCTGTTTTTGCAGCCGGTGCCGTGGCGCAGGCGGTCAGTGGCTCTGGTAGTGATGGTGGCGACGTTTATCTCGCTGGTCGCTGCCGGGTGGATTTTTACCGCGCTGATTTATCTCGTGGCATCGGTGTTCTTCCGGCTGATACGTACGGCCTGCTGTCAGCGTTTTGAGGGGCGGGAACCATGTCAAAGCTGATGATTGTGCTGGTTGTGTTGTTATCACTGGCGGTGGCCGGTCTGTTTCTGGTGAAACACAAAAATGCCAGCCTGCGCGCCTCGCTGGACAGGGCGAACAACGTCGCCAGCGGGCAGCAGACGACCATCACCATGCTGAAAAATCAGCTTCATGTTGCCCTCACCAGGGCAGACAAAAACGAGCTGGCGCAGGTGGCACTGCGTCAGGAACTGGAAAACGCCGCGAAGCGTGAAGCTCAGCGCGAGAAAACCATCACGAGATTACTCAATGAAAACGAAGATTTCCGCCGCTGGTACGGTGCTGACCTGCCTGATGTTGTGCGCCGGTTGCACCAGCGTCCGGCCTGCACCGACGCCAGTGATTGTCGCCAACGCCTGCCCGAAAGTGAGTCTTTGCCCGATGCCGGGCAGTGACCCGGAGACGAACGGCGATTTAAGTGCCGATATCCGGCAGCTTGAGAACGCGCTGGCACGCTGTGCCAGCCAGGTAAAAATGATTAAACACTGTCAGGACGAAAACGATGCTCAAACCCGACAGCCTGCGCAGGGCGCTGACTGATGCCGTCACGGTGCTGAAAACTAACCCCGATATGCTGCGGATATTCGTGGATAACGGGAGTATTGCCTCCACACTGGCGACGTCGCTGTCATTCGAAAAGCGTTACACGCTCAATGTCATTGTGACCGACTTTACCGGTGATTTTGACCTGCTCATTGTGCCGGTGCTGGCGTGGCTGCGGGAAAATCAGCCCGACATCATGACCACTGACGAAGGCCAGAAAAAGGGCTTCACGTTTTATGCAGACATCAACAATGACAGCAGCTTTGATATCAGTATCAGCCTGATGCTGACCGAGCGCACGCTGGTCAGTGAGGTTGGCGGCGCACTGCATGTGAAGAATATCCCGGAACCTCCGCCGCCGGAGCCGGTCACCCGCCCGATGGAGCTGTATATCAATGGCGAACTCGTGAGCAAGTGGGATGAATGAGTTTAAGCGTTTTGAAGACCGGCTGACCGGACTTATTGAATCGCTGTCACCGTCAGGGCGTCGGCGACTGAGCGCCGAACTGGCGAAACGTCTGCGGCAGAGTCAGCAGCGTCGGGTGATGGCACAGAAAGCCCCGGACGGCACACCCTACGTGCCACGCCAGCAGCAGAGCGCCAGAAAAAAGACTGGTCGTGTTAAGCGAAAAATGTTTGCGAAACTTATCACCAGTCGTTTTTTGCATATCCGCGCCAGCCCGGAGCAGGCATCAATGGAGTTTTACGGCGGGGAGTCGCCGAAAATCGCCAGTGTGCATCAGTTCGGTCTGTCGGAAGAAAACCGGAAAGACGGTAAGAAAATTGATTATCCGGCGCGTCCTCTGCTCGGCTTTACCGGTGAGGATGTGCAGATGATTGAAGAGATTATCCTGGCTCACCTCGACCGTTAGTTGTGCCATTCTTGACACCTCATCGTCACATTGCCGCCGGTATGACCCGGCGGCATCCTTCCCGTTATGAACACTCTCGCAAATATTCAGGAACTCGCGCGCGCACTGCGCAACATGATCCGCACCGGCATTATCGTCGAAACCGACCTTAACGCCGGTCGCTGCCGTGTGCAGACCGGCGGCATGTGCACCGACTGGCTTCAGTGGCTGACCCATCGCGCAGGACGTTCGCGCACATGGTGGGCACCTTCCGTGGGGGAACAGGTGCTGATTCTGGCCGTGGGCGGTGAACTCGACACGGCGTTCGTTCTGCCGGGGATTTATTCCGGCGATAACCCCGCGCCGTCTGCGTCGGCGGATGCCCTGCATATCCGTTTCCCTGACGGGGCGGTGATTGAATATGAACCCGAAACCAGTGCACTCACGGTAAGCGGAATTAAAACGGCCAGCGTGACGGCTTCTGATTCTGTTACTGCCACGGTGCCGGTGGTCATGGTGAAAGCGTCAACCCGCATCACTCTGGACACACCGGAGGTGGTCTGCACCAACAGGCTGATTACCGGCACGCTGGAAGTACAGAAGGGCGGGACGATGCGCGGCAACATTGAACACACCGGCGGTGAACTCTCATCAAACGGTAAGGTACTGCATACCCATAAACACCCCGGCGACAGCGGCGGCACAACCGGGAGTCCTCTATGACAGCACGTTATCTCGGAATGAATCGCAGTGATGGCCTGACTGTCACTGACCTTGAGCATATCAGCCAGAGTATCGGCGATATCCTGCGCACACCGGTCGGCTCACGGGTGATGCGTCGTGATTACGGCTCGTTGCTGGCGTCAATGATTGACCAGCCGCAGACCCCGGCGCTTGAGTTGCAGATTAAGGTCGCCTGTTACATGTCCGTGCTGAAATGGGAACCCCGCGTCACCCTGTCATCCGTCACCACGGCGCGCAGTTTTGACGGGCGAATGACGGTCACGTTAACCGGTCAGCACAACGACACCGGCCAGCCACTTTCGTTAACCATCCCTGTGAGTTGAAACCATGCCGATTATCGACCTGAACCAGCTACCCGCACCGGATGTGGTCGAGGAGCTGGACTTTGAAACCATTCTCGCTGAACGCAAGGCGACACTGATTTCCCTTTACCCGGAAGACCAGCAGGAGGCGGTCGCCCGTACCCTGACGCTGGAATCCGAGCCTCTCGTCAAACTGCTGGAGGAAAATGCTTATCGTGAGCTTATCTGGCGTCAGCGTGTGAATGAGGCCGCACGGGCGGTGATGCTGGCCTGTGCCGCCGGTAATGACCTTGATGTGATTGGTGCCAATTACAACACCACGCGCCTGACTATCACTCCGGCAGATGATTCGACCATCCCGCCGACACCGGCAGTGATGGAATCTGACACCGATTATCGTCTGCGTATTCAGCAGGCGTTTGAAGGTTTAAGCGTCGCCGGGTCGGTGGGTGCCTATCAGTATCATGGTCGCAGTGCCGACGGGCGTGTCGCAGATATCTCTGTCACCAGCCCTTCTCCGGCCTGCGTCACCATCTCCGTGCTGTCTCGCGAAAATAACGGTGTTGCATCCGAAGACCTGCTGGCGGCGGTGCGTAACGCCCTTAATGGCGAGGACGTCAGGCCGGTGGCCGACCGCGTGACCGTGCAGTCTGCCGCCATCGTTGAATACCAGATAAACGCCACGCTTTACCTTTACCCTGGTCCCGAAAGCGAACCCATCCGCGCTGCTGCCGTGAAAAAACTGGAAGCGTACATCACAGCACCGGCTGGGGCGCGACATCCGTCTGTCTGCCATTTATGCTGCTTTGCATGTGGAAGGCGTGCAGCGTGTCGAACTGACTGCACCGCTGGCCGACATCGTGCTCAACAGTACGCAGGCGTCTTTCTGTACCGAATACCGCGTCGTGACCGGAGGCTCGGATGAGTGATTCGCGACTGCTGCCGACCGGCTCATCACCGCTTGAAGTTGCTGCCGCAAAAGCCTGTGCGGAAATTGAAAAAACGCCGGTCAGTATTCGTGAACTGTGGAACCCGGACACCTGCCCGGCAAATCTGCTGCCGTGGCTGGCGTGGGCGTTTTCGGTCGACAGGTGGGATGAAAAGTGGCCGGAAGCGACCAAGCGCGCCGTTATTCGCGATGCCTATTTCATCCACTGTCATAAAGGCACTATAGGCGCAATCCGGCGTGTGGTGGAGCCGCTCGGCTATCTCATTAACGTAAAGGAATGGTGGGAGACAAACGACCCGCCCGGAACCTTTCGCCTTGATATCGGTGTGCTGGAAAGCGGTATCACGGAGGAGATGTATCTGGAAATGGAACGGCTGATTGCCGATGCCAAACCCGCAAGTCGCCACCTTATCGGTCTGAACATTATCCAGGACATTCCCGGCTATCTGTATACAGGCGGTGTGGTCTGTGATGGTGATGTTATTACTGTTTATCCCGGATAAGTGAGAAACAATGAGCACGAAATTTAAAACCGTTATCACTACTGCCGGAGCCGCAAAGCTGGCAGCCGCCACTGTCCCCGGCGGGAAAAAAGTAAACCTGTCTGCAATGGCCGTGGGTGACGGTAATGGCAAATTGCCGGTGCCGGATGCCGGTCAGACGAAACTGGTGCATGAGGTCTGGCGTCACGCTCTGAATAAAGTCAGCGTGGATAACAAGAATAAAAACTATATCGTGGCTGAACTGGTTGTACCGCCCGAAGTGGGCGGCTTCTGGATGCGTGAGCTTGGTCTGTATGACGATGCCGGAACACTGATTGCGGTATCCAACATGGCAGAAAGCTATAAGCCAGAACTGGCTGAAGGCTCCGGACGTGCGCAGACCTGCCGCATGGTTATTATTCTCAGCAACGTGGCGTCCGTTGAGCTGAGTATTGATGCCAGCACGGTGATGGCGACGCAGGATTACGTCGATGACAAAATCGCAGAGCATGAGCAGTCCCGCCGCCATCCTGACGCCACGCTGACAGAAAAAGGTTTTACTCAGTTAAGCAGTGCAACAAACAGCACCAGTGAAAAGCTGGCGGCAACGCCAAAAGCGGTCAAGGCAGCAAATGACAACGCAAATTCACGTCTGGCGAAAAATCAGAACGGTGCAGATATCCAGGAT